CTGGGCGCTCGGCCCACACGGTTAGCGCGGTGTAGGCGCTGGGCGCGACCAGATAGCCATGGGCGCGCGTGTGCAAGCCGTTGTACTTGCCCACGTAGCGCCCCTCGCGCGCGTTGCGGCTCACCTCACCTCCATCCGCGCCGCCGTGATCTTCTGGTAGAAGTCCCACAGCGCCTTGCCGATGCGGTCCACGTCGTCCTGGAACAGGCCCGCATCCTTGTGGTTTTCGATCAGTTCGCCGAACTGGACCGTCAGCGCGTAGCTGCGGTCCATCAGTTCGTGCAGCCCGAGCGCGTCGGGCCTGCTAACAGGTTGGTCGTTCATCGTGGCTCCTTGTGGTCGTGGGCAATGTAGCGCGGGCGGCGCACTGGCAGCGGCATCTTGGCGCGTGTGCTCATCACTGTCCACGCGACTTCCGCGTCCGCGCCGAGGCGGCGAAACAGGAAGTGGGTGCTGCGCACCGCCTTGCCCTGCCAGCGCCCGACATAGCGCCCTTCGCGCCGGTTACGACTGGTCATCCTGATGTGGGCAAGCCCGCGCGCGACGGCGCGCAACAGCACGGCCTCGGTCACCGGCTCGTCGTAGCGGGAACGTGCCTTGATCGTTTTCATCATTTCGATTCTACCATTTATCGGCGGCACGGCCGCCCGCCGTAGCTGTAGCGCCGGTTCGGCTGTTCCCACGTCGCGCGCCACCGGCGCATCGCCTGCGCCAGGCGCACGTGGCGTCCACCGATCTTGCCCAGGTAATGGCCCTCGCGCATGTTGCGGCTGGCTGTCATCGGCGCACGAGCCGGAACTGGACGTTGAAGCGGCGGCGGCGGTGCTGCGCGTGCGCTGCGCGCATGGCCAGCGGCACGCGCTTCGGGCGTCCGTTGACCTTGCCGAAGTAGCGCCCTTCGCGCGCGTTGCGGCTCACGCGGCCTCGCGCAGCTTGAACCCCATCACCGCCACCGCCTTGCGGCGCGCGGGTGCCCATTCAACGAAGTAGCACACGGCGCCATCCCAGATGGCCGGGTGGCTGATCGAGCCGAGGATGACGCCAGGGGTGCCGTCCGGGTGCGCGTCGCCCGGCTCCGAGTTGACCTTGACGATGCGGGTGCCGTTGGCTAGCGCGCCCTTGGCCTGCTGGCGGGTGAACATCCCATGCCAGCCCGGCTCGCCTTTGAAGGGGAAGTCCGTCATGGGAACACCCGCGCAAAGCCGTCCGCGCGCAGCCATGCGCGCACGGTCGTGTCATAGGTCAGGTTGTCCGGGGCGGCCAGGCGGTACTTGGCCAGGTCGTTCGATGCCTGCGGCATCGACACCCCGAAGTAGTCCATGATGTGGCGCCGCCGCACCAGCCCGAAGTGCTCGATGAGGAAGTCGATAAAGCGCAGCCGCGCCAGCAGCGCCCCGTTGAGCGACGGCCAGTCGTCAACGCGTTCGCTCACAGCGTACCCCGCCCGCGCACGGTGACGACCGGCCCCGCCTTCTCGCCCAAGCGCTTGATCGCCGCCTTCAGCCGCTTTTCCTCGCGCTTCAAGGCGTCTACCCGGTCCACCAGTTCGCGCACGTTGGCCATCACCTCGCGGTGGCGCTGCCAGCCGCGCCGGATGGCCAGCGCTTCGCCGTGCAGGTAGTCGAACGGGTCCAGCACTTGCGCGCACGCGGCGCACGAAACGACCCGCTCGTGCGGATCGACCCGGATCGCCTCGTGCTGGCAGTAGTGCGGCACGCCCGCCGGGCGCGGGGCGATGGCGACCGGGTTGTCGGGCAGCTCGGGGAAGGCCCGAATGATGTTGTCGTCGCTCATAGTTTTACCATTGGCATTGTAGGCGCCGTCTCCCCGTTTGTCCACCCGTACCCCCTCGGCCTGTACACAACAGTACAGCCCAGGGGAATACGGCACAGGGTCGAATAATTTTCCAGACGCGAGAATACCTCGCGTGCAACCTGGAAAATTCATGGCCCAACCAATCGTCACGACGCCGAAGGCGCTTGCCAAAGGGCGGATCAGCCGCCTGCCCGACCAGTCCGGCAAGCCAATCAGCAGCGCCTCGCCGCCCGAATTGCGGGACGAAGCGCTGTCGCGTGAAGAGGTCGAGAACTTCCTGTTTGAGATCAAGCACCAGCCGAACTGGCGCCGCGAGTCCGACCGCGCCGCCGACTACTACGATGGCAACCAGCTGGACCAGGATGCGGTCGATAAGCTGACCGAACGTGGCCAGCCGCCCCTCATCACCAACCTGATCAAGCCCACGATTGACACCGTGCTCGGGCTGGAAGCCAAGAGCCGTACCGATTGGGTGGTGCGGCAGGAGGATGATGCCTCGTCCGAGGCCGACCTGGCCGAAGCGCTGTCCGTCAAGCTCAAGCACGCCGAAATCGAGTCGCGGGCGGACCGCGCCTGTTCCGACGCCTACGCCGCCCAGGTCAAGGCCGGCCTGGGGTGGGTCGAGGTCTCGCGCAACACCGATCCGTTCGATTCCGATTACCGCGTCACCTACGTTCACCGCCGCGAGATCTTTTGGGACTGGCGCGCCGAGAAGCCCGACCTCTCCGATGCCCGCTACCTGATCCGGCGCCGCTGGCTCGACTTGTCGCACGCGATCGCGTTGATGCCTCAGTACGCGCAACTGCTGCGCAATACGGTAGCCGGCTGGAGCGGGTTCGACCCGCTGATGGAGGAGCCAACCGGGCTGGTGCAGTCGTTCTATACGGAACGCGACACCCGCTTGGACGTTTCTGACTGGCGCGACAACGTGCGCCAGCGCGTATGCCTAAACGAAATCTGGTATCGCAAGTGGGTCAAGGGCACCGTGATGAGGTTGCCCAACGGGCGCGTGGTCGAGTGCGACTTGGACAATCCTGCACACTGCGAGGCTGTACTGTCTGGTATTGTTGAGGTCAGGGAAGCAGTGTACCAAAGGGTACGGCTGGCCTGGTATTGCGGCCCGCACTTCCTGTATGACGTGCCAACGCCCTACAGGCACTCGTATTTCCCCTACGTGCCCTTTTTCGGCTTCCGCGAGGACCAGACCATGGTCCCGTATGGCCTGATCCGTTCGATGATCTCGCCCCAGGACGAGATCAACGCGCGCAAGAGCAAGCAGCTTTGGCTGCTCAACAGCCGGCGCGTGATCACCGACTCGGACGCCGTGAACGACCACGAGCAGGCGATGCGCGAGATCGCGCGTCCCGACGCTTACGTCATCCTGAACCCGAACCGGCGCCCCAATTCGCGCTTCGAGGTCGAAGACGGCACCGCGCTGGCCCCGGCCCAGGGCGCGGCCATGATGGAGGCCAAGAACGAGATCGCGGAGGCGTCGGGCATCCACAAGGCGATGATGGGCCAGTCGTCGGCCGCCACCGCCGGCATCGCCATCAATTCGCTGATCGACCAGGGCCTCACGACCTTGGCGGAGATAAACGACAATTTCCACTTCGCCCGCCGCCTGGTGGGCGAGTGCCTGTTCTCGATGCTGCAGGAGGACCTGTCCAAGGGGCCGGTGCCGGTCAAGCTGGGCAGCGGCATGAGCGAGCGGGTGGTGGTGCTCAACGACCTGCAGCAGGATCCGCAGAGCGGCCAGCCGGTGCTGGTCAACGATGTGGCGCGCGTGCGCGCCCGCATTGTACTGGACGACATCAAGTCGACTCCGACCTACCGCCAGCAGGTCATGACCCAGCTTACCGAGATCACCAAGTCGCTGCCGCCCGAAGCCCAGGCCGCGCTGGCGCCGCTGTGGGTACAGGCCTCGGACCTGCCGGGCAAGGAGCAGGTTATCGACACCTTGCGCCGCGCCCTCAACCTGCCGGACGACTCCCCGCAGGGCCGGATGGCGGCCCAGCAGCAGGCTGCCATCAACGCCAAGAAGCAGGAAGACCAGTACGCGCTGGCGATGCAGGAGCAGCAGGCCAAGATCGAGAAGCTGCACGCCGACGCGGCCAAGCTCATGGCCGACGTGCGCGCGATTGACCGCAACATCGAATCGGTGCCGCACGTGCCGCTACTGGATCACCACAACGCCCTCAACGAGGTGCGCCAGGCCGGCCAGGACCAGATCGACGCGCTGCAGGAGCAGATCGCCAAGCTGCAGGTGCAGCTGGCCAACCGCCAGGCCGAGATCGCGGCCAAGTCGGATTCCGACGTCGTGGCCGGCCGCGTGAAGATCGAGCAGGCCAAGATCAACGCCCACGCCCAGCTCGAAGCGGCGCGCATGGCCGCCGATTCGGCCAAGGAGGTCGCGCTGGTCCACGCCAAGGCCAAGGCGACCGCCGAAAAGAAAAAGGTCGAATAACTTTTTCGAAACTACTCTTGCCACTGACCCCGGCCGGTGGGACATCCGGCCACGCCCTTTACGCGACCGACGCGATACGTGGAGACGATGAGCATGGCAATTGAGTTGATGCAGGGAGACCTGACGCCAAGTGACGCTTTGAAGATGTTGGAGGAGCTGGAGAGCGGCATCGAGCCGGAACCTGACCCGAAGACGGAAGCAGCGCCCCCCGCCGCGTCGGAAGCCCCCGCCGCTGCAAAAGAAGCAGAAGCACCGCCCGAACCCGAAGTTGAGCAGGAGCCGCAAGGCATTGCGACCAAGGACGGCAAGCATGTGATTCCGTATTCGGTGCTGCAAAGTGAGCGTAACCGCGCCGCTGCCGCCGAACGAGAACTGCAGGCCACGCTGGCAAAGATCGCGGAGCTGGAGGCACGCCAGACTGACCCGAAACCTGCGGCGAATAACGGGGCCGCCGCCCCCACGGAAGAACAGTTGGCCGAGTTGGACCCGGAGACACTGGCCGAGTTGGAGCAGGATTTCCCGACCATCGTGGCTTTGCACAAGATCGCCGAAAGCAAAAACAAGGCTTTGCAGGCACAGATCGAGGCGCTTAAAGCCAAGCTGGACCCGCTGGAAAACCTGACCCGGCAGGAGCAGGCCAACCGCGAGCAGCAGCGCGCGCAGACCGTCCAGGAGGCGATCGACGCGGTGCCCAAGCTGGCGCATGTCCAGGCATCCGACCCTGACGCCTTCGCAATGGCGCAGCAGTTCGATTCAACCCTGCGTGAGCGTCCCGAATGGGCTGACAAGCCGCTGTCGGAACGCTTTGCCAAGGTGGTCGAGCTGGTCGAGGCGGCGCGCGGCGAGATTCAACTCAAGCAACCAGCAGCATCGTCGGAACCAGCGAACTTGAAGCAGGCTGCAGCCGCGAAGCTGAAGGACAGCGCCGAGAAGGCGGTCCCCACCTCGCTGTCGCAATTCCCCGCTGGCGAGCCGGTTGCGACCGACGAAGCCAGCGCGATTGCGGCGCTCTCGCACGCACAGATTGCGGAAAAGTTCGCCCGTATGACGCCCGCCCAAATGGACGCCTACCTCAACAACTTTTAAGAGAGTGCCACCATGGCTACTACCATCCCAGTTGGAAGCCCGCTCGCGCGTAAAGTGTATAGCGTCGGCCTGTTCACCCGCGTGCAGCACGCACCGGGTTTCATGAACCTGATCTCGGGCGAAATGCCCAAGGCAGGCGATTTCGCCGCCAAAGCCAAGGGCCAGACCAGCCCGGACTACCCGATCGTGAAGACCGGCGATCTGGCCAAGGGCGCAGGCGATACCGTCTCGATTGACCTCTTCAATATCCTCCAGGGTAAGCCCGTCATGGGCGACAAGCGCATCGCTGGTCACATGATGCCGCTGACTTACAGCTCGATGGACGTGAAGATCAACCAGGCCCGCGGCGGCGCTGACAGCGGCGGCCGTATGTCGCAAAAGCGTACCGTCAACAACCTGCGCAACATCGCCATGAGCGGCCTGCAGGCGTGGATGACCCGTTACGAAGACCAGTGCGCCCTGGTGCATCTGGCCGGCGCGCGCGGTTCGCAGCAGACCACCGATTGGGTGGTGCCGCTGCAGTCGGACCCGGACTTCACCGAGACCATGGTCAACAAGGTCAATGCGCCGACCAAGAACCGTTATTTCGGTGCTGGCGCCTCCACCGGCCCGGCCACGATCTCGACCAGCGACGCCCTGACCCTGCAGGACATCGACCGTATCGTGGCCTCGCTGCGCGAGTCCTCGGTCCCGCTGCAGACCATCAAGATCAACGGCGACGACAAGGCCTGGAACGATCCGCTGTGGTGCATGTTCGTGACCGAGCGCCAGTGGCTGTACCTGCAGGCCCGTACCTCGCAGACCCAATGGCGCCAGGCGATGCAAAACGCGTTCGAACGCAAATCGGGTAGCGTCAAGCATCCGCTGTTCGACTCGTACGAGACCCTGATGTGGTCCGGCATGCTGATCAAGCGCTTGAACCGCTACGCGATCCGCTTTAATACCGGCGATTCGGTGGTGGTCGATACGGGCGGCACCGATGGCGCCACCTACACCGAGTCCACCGTGACCGCTGCCCAGCCGTTCGACCGCGCCATCATCCTCGGGGCGCAGGCGCTGGCCAAGGCCTACGGCAAGTCGGCATCGGACTATTTTTACGACTGGTCGGAACAGGAAGTCGACCACGGCAACGGCGTGGAGATCGTCACCTCGACCATGTGTGGCGCCTCCAAGATCCGCTTCCGCATCGACGGCGCTGACACCGACTTCGGGGTGGCCGTGGTCGATTCGTATGCACCGGACCCGACCTCCTCGGCAGGCCGCACGCTGCTGTCTTCGTAAGCACGTCTGGGCTGACAACGATTGCTTGTCAGCCCTTCGCCTGACCACCTCATTTTCGGAGAATTACCATGACCACTTATGTAGCCCCTACCGTATCGCGGATCCAGTCGTCCGGCGAATACGGCAATGCCTTCTTCGCGCACGGCACCTACACCGCCGCCGCTGCCGCGATCAACGACAACGTGTACCTGGTGCGCCTGTACGCCGGCACCAAGATCTACAACGTACGCCTGATCAACGCGGCGCTGGGCGCCAGCACCACCGTCGATATCGGCTTCAAGCACGTTGACGGCCAGGCCGGCGACAGCCCGACCGCGTTCCTGACCGCC